TCTTAATTGTTGATTGTCTACAAATACAAAGACTGTTTTACCATCTTCTTTCAGACTTATATCGGTTTTTTGTATATCATACGATATACTACCGTCGTCGAAAGTTATACTGTTGTTATTATTGGTAATTATCCAAGCCATTGAACCTATTTAAACGGCTCATAGTGCTTAATATCATTTGTGCTTATCAAATGTAACCAATTATTTTTAAATTTCGAAAAATTTTTGTATGTAATTTCAATGTTATTACGTAGCTTCTTTTGTTTACCCCTAGTAATAACCCCTACACCATAGTCAGTATCAACCACAAACATATTCAAATCTTCCCTTTCTTGCCTTAATTTTACCCATGCCTTCCAACAGTCACCAGTCCAAACATTACTAATTCTTGGTACTTTTTGCATTTCTTCGCTTGTTGGGTTCATATCATGGCATAATATAGTCCCACCTTCGTTTAAAACCTCTAAAGCGTTGGTAATATCTTTATAAACCTGTTCCGACTCATGTAGGCCATCTACAAAAACACAATCAAAGGTATCTTTATTTGTTTTAAAAAAATCATCGCTAGTCATTTCGTGAGTAGTATCATCGCTTAAAGGATTTGGGTCTACTCCTGTTTTATTAGAGCATTTAACACCTCTAATGTTTATTCCTTTTTGAACCCCTATCTCTAAATAAGTTTTATAACCTTTATTTTCTATTGCTTTATTTATTAATTGCGTTCTTGTCATTTTATCTTAATTTATTTTTGATATGTTCATCAAACTCCATATAAGGTTTTCTATTTTCTTGTAGCCATTTTAATTCTAAATTCAAATTATGTCCAGTTTGATTTTTAACTTTTTCTGTATTGTAATAATGACTATAATTTTTATTCTCGTAAGAAAATCCAGTTAAATACATTTCATCAAATTCAAATTTACTTAAAAAACTTAATATCCTAGCTCCAGTAGTCGGTTGAGTTCCAAACTCATTATTCCATTCGGTCTCCGTTTTATTAAGTATAGTTAAGTTATCAACGTGCTTATAATTATGATTTTTTAAACCTGTTGGATTAACAACGCAAATATTTAAATCACTTGTTCTATATTCCCATTGGCAAGCATTATGAAAAGTAAAAGCGTATATATTTGTTTTATCTCCTGTATAATCCACTAACTCAGGACATATACTGTAATTATTCATCCTAACAACAGCGTCAAAGCTATCAATATATTGTCCTCTTGGGTATTCTAGCAAAGTTGGTGAGTTACCTACCAAAGCTATTCTTTTTATGTTTTTTAATTTTGAAATAACTTCCATATAAGTGACTAAAATCAATAAGATTCATATTTCCGATGAAATCGTACTTCCAAACGCATAAGGCTAGGCTTAATTGATCTCTAAAACTACCATAAAATAAATTATTCCTCCAATGTCTACAAAAAACTTTTATAGTATCATTGTTTAAATCTCTTACAGTTATTCCAGTAGCATATAATCCGTTGTTCCTTGGCATACCAATACACTTGTATTTTTTCAAAGTGTTGAAAACTTTATCCCAGTTATCCTTACCCCTTAAAGCTATCTCTAAACCTTCTTGATATACACAATTTCTATCAGGATGTTTTAACACATTTAGCTTATCCATGTCGCAAAACATTTCTAAATAAAAATTTAAATCTGTTCTTATTTGTATTTGAGCGCCAATACTTAAAGCTATGTCATACCCTTTTAGATATTCATAAGGATATACCCACATCATTCTGCAAGCTATTCTATTATCTTCATGCTGTCTTACATTAACTATCTTCCAAGTGTTACTAGTTATGTCTTGATCTGTAAAACAGATATAATCCCAATCTTCACATAAAATAGTAGGCTCTTTCAAGTCGTCGTAATCCCCATAAATACAAGTGTAAACTACTTTATTATTCATCTATATCATCAAATATTTTAGATAATTTCTTAAAAATCAAATAGGTTATTATTGCTAATACTAAGAATATCATTTATGACTGTAATATACAAATTCATCATTTAATATATCATAGGGCATCAGGTTGTAATTAAAACCTAACTTATTAGCAATGTAATTAAAGCTTAATTGATCCCTCCTAGAATGTTTCTTTATTTCTAACCACCAAGAGTCAAGAAATTCCACAACGTTATGAGATAAAGTATAAATAAATACCCCACTAGCAACCATTCCAGAATCTTTTGGAAAGCCTTCTTTTTCGTATTTAGATATTTGATTTTTGATAATAGTTTTGTCATCTTTGTTCAGTCTTATGCAAGCATCTGCCTCTTGATATACACAGTTCCTAGATGGATGTTTCATTATGGTAAAATTATTATCGTGGTATCTGTCTACAAACTCATTTAAGTTGATATTAATCTGTATATTAGCGTCATGCCATAATATAACATCGTAATCACTAAGATACTTAAAGGCTTGTGTTTTAATTTCTCTAGCATTCTTTACGTTGTTATCACAATCTAACTTATGAACCTCCCAGAAACCATCGTTAAAATCTGTATTAGTAAAACAATGGTAATCCCAGTCTAAATTAATATGCTTAGGCCTTTGTAACCTATCATAATCTCCTATTAACGCTGTTACTACTGCTTTTTTCATAATAAATGTGCTTTGTCTTGTCTGTTACCACCACGATAATAGTGATATAAATATACACCTTCCATTAAGTAAAACCTTTCTCCATTAGTCCTAAGTGCTAGGTGAAGATTATTATCAACACCTAGCATCCCATCACCACTAAACCCTCCTATCTTAGCCCAAACACTTTTCTTTAGTAATATACAAAAACCACTACCTAATTGACTGTTAGCGTGATCTGTGCAATTTAACCCATATTTACGAAAAACATTATTTGCTTGGTCTATATGGTATTTAATATTGTCGTTCTTCCAATCTACGTTAGCTAATTGCCATTTACTACCTATTCTATTACATTTAGCAGTAAAAGCTCCACATTCTGGGTGCTTATCTACTATATCCTGTAACAAATGGCCGTAATTAGGCATTAAGAACATAGCATCTCTATCTATAAAGCAAGCGAAATCATCATCATTAGGAAGCATTTCCATGAACCTATTGTAAGCATTTGCCAAGCTTTTATCTAAATCGTATGGAATATTGTAGTAAATCACTTTACAGAATTAAGAATATTGTACTTCTGTTTAAGTATTTGCGCGTTCTTGTAGTCTGTTACCAACTCATTTTGGTTAGTATAACCTACTGCTAACCTATCTTTAATACCTTTAAACATTGTTTTATCTGCTTTTTCCATCATTTTAACAGATTCTAACTCCTCTACTAGCTTAGGGTATTCCTCTTTTATCATTTTAGCTTCATCCGTAGCCTTTTCAATAAAAGCTATTTCCTTTTTCTTAGACTCAATTAAATGACTGTTCCCTTCTATTTCTTTTTTAAGCTTATACAGCTTATCTCTAATCTCATAATGATCTGGACTAAAGTTTTCTCCTGCTGGATAAGTAGAATCAATGTGTTGACACCATCCTGTTAAAAACTCATTTCTGTGTTGTAAAGATTCAATTTCTTCTTTTAGTGTATCTATTCTTGTGCTCATAATATTAATTTAATTTTTGAAACATTACTAATTCTCTATAACTATAACTTTGTGCTATGCAATATTCATCAAATAAGTGTAACAACTCCTGTTCTTCTTCATCATCGTTGCTAGTTTCTTTTGCTACTACTATATTTATTGTTTCCCCATTTGTTAAATCCACCTCGTATGTCATGCTCGGCTATTTGGTTAGTTTCTATAATCGTTTTAAATCCTAGCCTCTTAGTGTCGTAATAAAAATAACTATCGCTAAATGCTTTTTTACTTACTTTTAAATCTACTCTAAAAATTACACTTTCCAAAACTTTTCGGCTTATAATTGTAGCGCCAATTCCAGCACCATAAGCCTTATAATCACCATAACCTAAGCTTTCAATATCTACACAACCTCTACCTAGCCAACTATAACCAACACCCCTACTAGGCACTTTACCTGTTAGCTTTGCGCCTTTCTTCCATTCACCATGAATACAAGGAGTCATTTCCATATCTTTCTCTATTTCATACGTCCATGTATAAACATCGGCTTTCTGCGCTTCTAGTTGAGCTATACCTTCCCATATAAACCAATCAGGGACAAACACGTCAGACTCTAGCATGAATAAGTAATCAAATCCAGCGTCTAAGAAAACCCCTCTAATAATATTTTGGCAATCTGTTAGCCATTGTGTAGGATGCCCTTTAACTGGATAGTGAACACCGTTAATACCTTCCTTCCAAAACTTCTTAATATGGAATTTATCTTTAGAGTTATCTACTATAAAAGTATCATACTCTGGATATGTAAAAGACTTTAATTGCTGTACGTACTTATCAAAACAATAATCTTTAACGTCACTTGTTGGAGCTGCTATTAATACGCTTGGGTTCATAACTATTTTACTTTATTCTTTTTGTTTGCTTTATCGTACTCCATCTTTTCAATTTCGTACTTATACTTTTCTTTTGCAGCTAATAAGCTTAATACTTCAAATACTTTCCACACGCCGGTATTATAAACACTATCTAAAGGAGTTAATCCTTGTTGGGTAAAAATACCTTTCTCAGCCATTTCGATAGCTTCGATTTCCCAGTATGATCTGTTGACGATTTTTTCACTCGTGCTTCCCGTTTTGCTTCCGCTACCTCCTCCGCTAAAGAGGTTTCCAAAGACTTTACTAATTTGGCTGTATGCTCGGACAAAAAAAAATAACAAGAGTAAATATCAGACATAGGTAAATCTTGAAAAAGCTTTGTTCTTTCTCTTACCTTAGACTCGTCGTATTTAACCTCTCCCTCTTCTCTAAACAATATAGCTGTTAGTCTTGCTAGGTTATCAAACTTATCCTCTTTAACCTCTGGAAATATATTAGCTAATGCTTGAGCTTCTACAAAGTGTTGAAACGTAGAACCACTTAACATCTTCTCCAATCCTTTTGGACTCTTAGCGTCCTCTGCTAGCTTATAAATATTACCTCCAAAATGTATAATAGCTTTAGGCTCTATTTCATCTAATTTAGGATCATATAAAAAATGACTAACCAAACTAAATAATTGATCTAAAGAAACATCCCTTTCGCTTGTTATTTCTATATCCCTATTTAGTAATTCTTCTGGAATATCACTAAACAAAACTATCCAATCAATATAAAACTTAAATATTTCCTCATTGGTAGGATTAACATCTTCTTGTCCTTCCTCTGGGTATATGGTCTTTTTTAAGTCCTCTGAAATAGTATTAAGATAGTTAAAAGCTAAGTTGAACTGACGGACAGTATTATCTGCCCAATCAGTTCTAACTTGATAGCTAACCCCATTAATGTCAATCCCCAACATTACTTTAGCTTGTTTATAGCCCTAAATAACTCCTTACTTACTGGATTTAATCTAATTGCTAAGTGTCTGTTTTCCTTTACAACAGCATCAATATAATCCTTAGCATCTTGAAGCTTATTTACTACACTATCTTTGATATCTCTAGTGTCGCTTTTAACCTCTTTTACTTCTACTTTTTTCTCTGCTGTTTTTTGTGAAGTTGTGCTTTTAGCCCTAGGCTTTCTTCCCCTCTTTTTAGGGGTGTTGTCTTTTTCTACCATAGTGTTTTATAATTTGTGTAAATATAAAAAGAAATTTTTAAACTGGAAACTTATTTGTATAAGCTATAATATCTATTAACCCATCAGCAGGTCTATTATAATTTAATGTTAATATCCTACCTCCTAAAGGTTTAGGCGGTGCTCCTCTTTCAACGTGCCATCCTTTTTGCCCTTCGTGGTATTCATCTTTATAAGTACCAGTTATAACTCCTAAAACTTCTCTTTGTTTGATTGTTTTTGAATGATTATTATAGTAATTCTTAATTATAACTTCTTCTTTGCTTTCGTGAACGTGTCCCATAGTTACACAGTCGTAACCATCTACCATAGCAAGCATACGAGTAATGTTTATACTTCCTCTAGTAACAACTCCACCACCTCCAGAACCATGAAAGTAATGTATGTTGTAAGTTCTTTTATTGTTTTTGCTATGTCCTAATCCTATTGATAAAGCACCGCCATATCCACCAGCTTCTATTGGTATAATTGGTTTTGCTATATGGTTTAATAAAGTAACAAATCTTTGTATAACATCTGTTTCTTGTCGCTTTATTATACTTGTTTCATGGTTACCATACCCTATTAATAAAATAATATCGGCATAAGGTTTAAACCACTCGGCAGCAGTTTCCACAACAGCATCTAAATAGTTTGCTTTGTTATGCTCTGGTCTAATCTTAGATTTATTACTTCTAGGGTCGTATTTACCCTGCATAAGACAAAAGGTATCACCGTTAAGTAATACCTTTATATCGTTGTTTTTGCAATAGTCTAAATGCTTTTTTAACAAATCTCTATCGCAATCTGGATTATCCCAATGTAAATCGGATAGAAGGGCTAATTTAAACTCAAACTTTCTAGCGCCATTTTCAACTTCTAAATAATGTGAGTTTGGCTGTTTTCTAGTGAATTTAATATTCATGAATTGACTTTTATTGGTCGCAATATAAATAAAATAATCCACTTAATAAAAAACGCCATTAAAACGGCTGTTAACATTCCATAACGACAATCCTTCAGACAGATCGTTATTTCAATGTTATAAACAATTAATATGAAAAGACGCCTGGAATTTTTGGCGGGTATTTTCAAGTTTATATGTTTGTGTATAACACTCTTCACCGTAATTTATTTTCTGGTTGCACTTGTGGCATCTTCGACCTGGTGATTTACTTACGTGTTTGTCTGTTCTTACTTCGCCAGTTGCGGTTTTCCCGAATCCTTTAAGTAATTCAATAATTTCTGTTTTTGCTTTATTTTTCATATTAAAAGTTTATAACAATATTTAATAGCAATATTTGCTTGGGGCACGGTTTATTTCCTGTCGCTTTTCTATACCGTAGTCCTATGCTTAATGTACAATCCACATAGTGCAACATTCCCCCAGCAAATACAGCCTATTACATTTAACATTATAAAACAATGTTTGAGAGGAGTTTTTAAGACCTTCAGCTCAGTCTATTACATCGTGTCGACCCGATAACCAACCTACCTAATGATGGTACTCAAACAAAGTTTATAAAAAACCGCCATTAAAACGGCTTTTAACATTCCATAACGACAATCCTTCGGACAGATCGTTATTTCAATGTTATAAACAATAGGGGCGGTTGCTTATTGCTTTCGTCAACCTCGTCCACGTTACAGGTCATTGATGCCTCTATCTGTATTGTGGCTTCCGCTTGCCCCTAAAGTTCATAACAATATTTAAAAATAATAGGGTGGTACATATCTGTTTGAGACTTCATCTATTAGTTTAAGGAGTTTCGCCTTTATGGTATGCACCCCAATTCTTACCCTACTATCTTTACATTTAACGTTAGCATTAATACTACTTTCGTATATTGTCTAAGTATATATCGCTTAAACTATCATAGTCAACTCCTTTTGGTAATTTGCCTATTGGTTCTACATTTACTGTAATATAAATAGGTTCTCCTTTATCTTGGAAATAGTAATCCTCTATGTGTAAATCAATTATTTTACACTTAATGTCAATATCATTACCTTTTTCATCTTGATCTATTGTAGCTGTTACTGTTTGTCCAATTAATTCTTTTAAATCATTCATTTTTATAAAATTTATTTGTTAATAATCAGTAAATAAAAAAACTTTACTTTTACCATTACAAGTATAACAAACTTTTTATTTAGAATGAATATAAATTAAGCAATAGCTTGGATGCTACTCTTAGCAAGAGTAAAATATTCCCGCATCATAAAACTATCTGCGTAGTCTGGCGACTTTCCTAATGCTTCTTTAATCTTATCTTTAGGTATTATGCCTACTTTATTTTCGTCCTTATCTGGTGTTGCCTGTTTTATAGCGCTTAATTCTTCTCTTAAAACACTATAACACCTAGCAGCAACATTTGGAGCTAAATATACACCAAAGTTATTAACCCTTTCGGCAGCTTTAAAATAACATTGTGCTTTTAGGTTCTTATAGTTTTCTTCCTTAAACCTACTTTTAAACGGCCTAGCATTATTTGTAAACCCTCTAGAACCCCTTAGAATATCCACAGCGCCACCTCCTACACCATCTTGATCTATTACAACATTACTCCTGGCTACTTTGTACTTGTTTGATAACTGTCTAATAGTTAATACAACTTCATCTATTCCACTCTTATCAATAACTACTAAATCAATTATTACAAATCCATTCCATACAAATATTACAGTTTTATCCTCTCCAAATCTCGCTATATCCGCTGTAATATAAGTCTTACCATTAGCTTCTACAAAATCATTAGTGATAATATTTTCTAAACCTTCATCGGTGAATATCCTAGTAGGGTCGTTATCATAGTCCCAGTTCCCAAATAATAACCTCTGCTTCTTAGATTCGTCTTTAATGTTTTTTAAGTTCTCTATGTAGTTTTGATCTATGTACTTATTGTCCTGTACAAACGCCTCTACAAAAGCCTTATATTCTGGAAGGGTTTTATTTCTAAAAGGTGAAATAAACTCGTCATACATCCAGTTTCTTTTAGGGTTACAAGTTACTAATAGCTTGGGTAACAAATTATACTCTGTATTGCTCCACCTTCCTATACGTGTTTTTAATACATCATAAGCTCCGAAGTTTACCTCTCCACCTTCTTCTATCCATCCGCCAGTATATTCTAACGAACCGAAGCGCTCATACATTGGATCACTAGGCTTGTATTGTAAATCTAATAAATCTATTCGGCTGCCATTAGTAAACTCTATAAAGTTGTCTTGGCCTTGATAGCGGTACATATCTTGTGTAACTCCATGCCATTTAAAAACCTTAAACATTGTTTGTAATGTAGACGATCTTAACCGCTTTAATTCTTCCCTACCTATAAACCACTTAGTATCTGGATACCTTAAACAATTCAACATTAACCACTCACAACCTAGCCACGACTTCCCACCTCCAGCACTTCCTCCATAAAGAACTTCTTTAGTTTTATTATTATCTAATAAACCATATGCTATATGCTGTTTTTTAGTTGGGTTTAAAGTTATTTCCATTTATACTGAAAATTTAAAATCTAATTAAATATTTTCTTCATTATATCTTCCATTTTTTCCTATTAAAAAGTGCAATTTAAAACACTTTTAATTATTAATGTAATATAACAAAGGTTGTTTTACTTAATTAGTGTAACATAATACACTTATAATCGGGTTAAAACCGTTTATTATATGTTATTTGCACTATTTGCCTTACTAGGTCTGTTTTATATCTGTATAAATATAACATTAGCTATTATTTTATCCATCTTGTCAATTTTTTATTGGTATTAGCTAATATGTTAGCCACCATTAAGAAATTTCTCAATGTATTCTTTTTCAACCTTACACAATCCCCAATTCTCTACACATTTTTCAATGTCTTCAATAGTATAACGTTGGCTAACATCATCTAAAACACCATTATTAACTTTGCTTTGGTGGTATTTCTCCATCAAGTAAATAACATCATCTTCATATACTACTTTCAATCCTAAAGTATCGCCATCTGCAATACTTGATAAATTACTGTCTTTTAAAAACTTTTCCGCATCCATTGTCATATCTCTTTAATTCGTTAATAACTGTGTTTAGTTGTATCATTACTCATCCTTCGGGACATTGTAATTAATCTTAATCTCCCCTTTATGCGTAGTAGTATTATCGTTTTTGTTCTCTTGCTTATCTGCCCAGTTGAATCTATTCTTCATATTCATATACCAACCAGTATAAGAAAAGTCTTTATTATCAAGCTCAGTACGACCTTTTTTAATCCACCAAGCTTCACAAAGTTCTTTACATCTTTTTACGGTGTCGAAAAAATCTGGCTCTCTATCACTTAAAGCATAGAAAGTATCTCTACTTATTTCTAATTCAACTGCTAATTCTACAATAGAAGCACCTTGAGAAGATAAGTTAATAATTGTTTCCTTCCATCCTTTAGGTAAGTCTTTTAATTCTATCCTAGGTCTACCTTTCTTCATATCTATTACGTTAAATCTTTTCTATGAATAAAACAATCTTGGGTTTCTAATTGACAAACATTTGGAATAAATGAAACTGGCTTCTTATATCTAATACAATCTCCAAACATTAAGT